TACAGGTTCTAATACTATCACTATCGTTAGAAAAGAAACGGGTACAGGTGGCTTACACGCTGCTATAACTGATGGTTGTAACGTTAGAAGAAGATGGAGATATTATGACTCTGTTGACGGTGCTCCAGGTACTTCACCTTATGCTTCAGCAAGAGGTGGTTCTAATGATGAGATGCACGTTGTAGTTATTGACGAAGACGGTGGCATTTCAGGTACTGTTGGTCAAGTTATTGAAACTTACTCTAAAGTATCAAAAGGTGCTGACGCTAAAACAAGCGAAGGCGGAACAAACTACTATCCAGATGTTATCTTTAATAGATCAGCATACATTTACTGGATGGATCACTCAACACTAGGCGTTACAAACGGCTTTGGTTCAAATGTTGCTAGCAAAGATTTTGATGGCACATCAGCAATCACAGCTCCAGTAGCAACTTCATTATCAGCAGGTTCTGATGGTTCAGCTGTAACAGCAGGCCAATTAAAAACTGCTTATGAGAAGTTCCAAGACGCTGAAACTGTTGACGTTGGTTTAATCATTGGTGGTAAAACACCTAATGAAACAATTGGAACTCCAGGCGATGGTAAAAATCACGTAAATGATCTTTTACAAATTGCTGAAGATAGAAAAGACGCTATTGCGTTTGTTTCTCCTCCAAGAAACCACGTTGTTGATATAACTAATACAACTACAATCACTAATAATATCATTGATTTCTATGAAGATATTAATTCTTCTTCATATGTTGTTTTTGATAGTGGTTACAAATATATGTACGATAGATATAATGACGTATATAGATATGTACCATTAAATGGTGATATGGCTGGTTTGGCTGCTAGAACAGACTTAACAGCTGACGCTTGGTACTCACCTGCTGGATTTAACAGAGGTCAAGTAAGAGGCGTAGTTAAATTAGCTTACAATCCAACTAAAGCACAAAGAGATCAATTGTATCCTAAGAGAGTAAATCCTGTGGCATTCTTCCCAGGACAAGGTACAGTCCTTTTTGGTGACAAAACTGGATTATCAGCGCCGTCTGCATTTGATAGAATCAACGTAAGAAGATTGTTTATCGTACTAGAAAAAGCAATCTCTACTGCTTCTAAATTCCAACTCTTTGAGTTCAATGATGAATTTACAAGAGCTAACTTTAGAAATATCGTAGAGCCATTCTTACGAGAAGTACAAGGTAGACGAGGTATCACAGACTTCCTAGTAGTATGTGATGAAACTAACAATACAGGCGAAGTAATTGACCGTAATGAGTTTATAGCAGAAATCTTTATCAAACCTGCTAGATCAATTAACTTTATTACACTTCAATTCATCGCAACCAGAACTGGCGTCAGCTTTGACGAAGTTGCTGGCGGTTAATAGTAGAGAAGGAGAATAAAATATGCCAAACATAAACGACTTCAAAGCTAAACTTGCTGGTGGTGGCGCTAGAGCCAATCAGTTTAAGGTAACAATGCCTTTTCCTGGTTACGCACAAGTTGGTGGCGAAATAGAAGACCTTGCTTTTTTATGTCAAGCGACTTCAATTCCAGCTATGACAGTTGGAACTGTAAACGTACCTTTTAGAGGTAGAAACATAAAAATAGCAGGTGATAGAACAATTGAAGAATGGTCTGTGACTGTTTACAATGATACAAACTTTAGATTAAGAAACGCTTTCGAAAGATGGCAAAACGGTATCAACAATATGTCTGATAACGAAGGCTTAACTAATCCAGTTGATTATCAAGTGGATGCGTTTGTAGATCATTTAGATAGAAACGGTAATACTATCAAATCCTATACGTTGAGAGGAGCATTCCCGACAACTATTGGAGCGATTGACCTAGACTATGAAGAAAAAACGGCTATTGAATTGTTCCAAGTAACATTTCAATACCAATATTTTGAAACAAATACTACAACTTAATATTAATAAAGGTGGCCTGGTTCTCCAGGCCGCCCTTTTAAAACTCTTATAAGTAGTAGTAACAGGAGAATAAATTATGGCTGAATTATTTGGATTTAGTATTACAAG